AAAAACTTCTGATGACGTATTATCTGAAAAAGATTTTGTCGCTACCATGACTTTAACTAATGGTCTTGATGAAAGTGGTAGGAATCTTACATTCATCTCACTTTTTAAACAGGTATTCCACCAGGCAGTTTTTGTTGGATATAAATTTCCATTAGCGTCTTTTGCATGAGGTCCATCGTTAAAGTTATACCATGATTGACATGTAAATCCCAATTCTCCCTGATATGCTCCACTAGGTATAATAATTAATCTTCCTGGAACTCCACCAAACATAGCATACGCGCCAAGGTAGTTGTTGGAATTAACCAATTGTTGTGTAAAACTAGTAAATGGTGCTGGATATCCACTACTGCCTCCAAATGATAAAGATCCTTCATCAGTTGTTATTTCCATAACATTTGGGGCATAAGATGGAAATCCTAAAATTGGACTTGGTTGAGCAGTTCCAACTTGCACACAAGGATTTCCATTAAAACAAGCAGATGCAGGATCATATGTTATTTTTCCAGATCTAATAGCACATCTATACAAAGCATTATTACTTGAACACAATAAAGGATCACCATTTTCATCAACATCATTTGGACAAAAAGAATTTTTTAAATATATTGGTGCCGATTGAGATATTTCTTGACTACCTCTTCTCCAAATACCAAAAGGGTCGGTTTCTCTATCATAATCATTTGCTAATACATTTAAGACATTTCCTATTAAAACAGCTGCTGTTCCAGGGATTCCTAATACTGCTCCTATAAGTGCAGTGGCTGCAGTTGCACCACCAAAGTCTCCAATTCCTTCAAAATTATATCTGTCAGATATAGATAAACATCCATTTTCCCAAGCAAAGGATGTTTCTGGGGATGCTAAGTTGTAATAAGTATTTTCAATTGCACCTATTGATGTTCTTTGATTATTATATTGCCGTAAAATTTCATCTAAATCACAATTAGATCCTAAAAGTCCTAAAAATGCTGATTTTTGTGCAGGAGTAAATGGAACTGAATATGGATTTCCTGAACTACAACCAGAAAAGTTACATCCAGGCATTTGAGCTTTAATCCAAGTTGCATAAGTTAATCCTGCAGGCCATAACCCTAGACCAATATTTCTTGGTTTAAATTGTGTTGGTAATCTCTCATTCCATTCATCAGCATTATTATTATACTCATTATTTAATGCTTCTATAATTTCATTATTAGAAAAATTATCACTTAAAGGTCCATGAGTAAATTGAGGTGTAAAATCGAATGGCATTTTAGATCAGTGGTGAGACGTTTACAGTTGTTTCATTTAAGAAATTATCAGGACAGCGAAGAGTATCATAATTACTATTGGTTACTGTGGAACCAAAACCAGGGTTGGTTGGTTGTAATAGATAGAAAGGTCTGTTTGGATATGTTGTTCTAAATTGAGTCCATAATGATTCCATTCCAGATGTTGTTTGACTATCACTTTCATCAATTATCGCAATACAAAGTCGAGTAGCACTTGTTGGTAATGTTTGAAGTGATACTGAACTAGTTGCAGTTCCTCCAGGACCAGTTGCCGTAATTGTATATGTTATAGGACCATTATAAATTACTGATACGCTACCGGTTGAACCATTAAGAACACCGACTCCATTATTTATTGATAGAGAGGTTGCATTTGTAGAAGTCCAAGATAATATAACAGTTCCTCCAATATTATATGCCTCTTTATTTGCTTTTAGTGATACTGTTGGTGGTTTAGAACTAACTATGGGAATTAATTTAATATCACTCTTACTTGTCTTTATTTTGTAGTAAGTATACTTAAATGATACATCTGCAGTAAAATACTGAATATCATTAGCGGTTGCATTAAATTCTAATGATGATAATGAAATTGGAAATAAATCTATGAATTTAACTGTTGCGATTGTATTATAATTACTATTTAAAATATATAAACTTCCATCACTAAATGCTTCCTTTGGATCTTTTATTAAATCTTCATTTGTAATTAAATCTTGATATTGTTTTGCGGTTTCTGGAAATCCAAGACCAGTTACCCAATTATGAATTGCCATGTAATTTTCCATATTTTCATCGACTAAAAATTTAATCGATAAATCACTATAAATTATTTTTTCTCCAGGAATATCAATATCTTTTAAATATGATGGTTGTATATGTGTTCCTAAACTAATTTCAGGTATTTTTGCACTATTGCAAAAAAATGCAACCTTAGGTTCTTTTGCTAATGTAAATTTGAATCCAACTGGAGAAAGAAAATTTCTATTTTGAATTTGACCAGTAAATGGATGTGGTGCCGCCATTATATTTTTATTTGTATTTAGATAAAAAAAGACCCCTTTCGGGGTCTTTGAAGTATTCTTGTGAAATTAAATCACATAAGATTTGAAACCTTAACTCTTCTATAGTATACGTTAGAGCTGGTTGCAATGTTGTCAGGAGCTGTAGCAGCAGTGGCACCCTTCGCAAATGGATTCGCAACGACTCCGTAACGAGTCTTGAATCCGATTTTTGGTTGGAAGGTGTCCTGACCAACGGCACGTACCATTTGGAGAGGTACATATGGGCAATAGAACAATCCAGCATCATAAGGAGATGCACCCTTGTAACCGACAACGTAGAACTGATTAGCAGCAACGTTTGCTGAATAAGGATCGATATATACACGATACTTACCTTGCAGAACACCAGCAAAGGTGTTACCAGTGTCATCAACGTTAAGGTTAGCGTTGAGTGCAGGAGTGTAATCAAGAACACCTGCCATCGTGAGTGCCGAAGCAACATCAGCAGAGCAGAGGATCATATTGCCCTTCCCTCTACGGGTTTGTTGGGCGATTGCGTTAGCATCTCTTTCGATCTGGAAGATCAGACCCTTGAACTTCTCAACTGACCAACGACCATTGGAGTCAACGTCAAGGTCAAACGTACCAGCAGTAGCGGTGTTAACCTGAGCACCAGGAACAGCAACCTTATAGATGGTACGGATGATTTCTCTGTTGATTTCAGCGAGAATCTCAGTTGAGAGAATGTTAGCAAGTTCTGCCTCTGCATTCAGACCGTGAATTGCCTTCAGGTCTTGTGCAAGTTCGAGCGAGTACTCAGCCTTCAGTGCGCGTGACTTAGCGGTAACAGTCAGTTTCTCAATCGAGAATGCCATCTCATTGAAGGCATTAGAAGAACCATCTCCTAGTGCTTCAGAGTTGCCAGTGGTCATGCCTTGACCAACGTTATATGCCTGTTGGTTAGCATTAGTTGAATCAAGAATTGAAGGGTTTGAACCCACTTGACCAGTAGTACCTAGACCAACAGTGCCGTCAGTATGACCAGCAGTTAGGTTACGGCTATTGTTCTGACCAGAGAACGAAGAGTCAACTTCGTTGAAGAAGGTTTCAGTTCCACTCTGATTGGTGTAACGTGAACGCATTGCAAAAATCAGTCCAGTAGGACCATTCATTGGTTGAACGCCACACAGATCGTAAGCGATCAGGTTAGGCATTGAGCGGCGAATCAGCGAGATCAGCACGGGATCGAAACCGGCAACAGGAGATCCTGTGCTGTTAGCTGCACTACCACTAAAACCACCGGTACCGGCAGAGTTAGTTGGGGATGCTTCGTAAAGGAATGAACGCTCTTCACGAAGTTCTCTTTCTTGGTTTTCGAGCAGGATAGCGGTTACCGATCTACGATGCGAATCTTTGATTGGATCCATTCCTTGATAATCAAGGATTGGTGCCCACTTTTCCTGCAGATATTCAGCATTGTACATCTGCATTTGAAGTTTACCTCTTTGGGAAAAATTTTTGTTTGACTATGATCTAAAAATCATTTTTTAGAAACTCTGCTGAGAGTTTGAAGATATGCTTCCATTATTGGTGATACTGAAGTTAGTTCAGTATTAACAGAGACTTCTTCAGATAAATTCTCAGAGATATCTCTTTGAGCACTAGTATTTGTTGGGAAATATGATTCCCTCAAAGTTACCAGTTTCTCACGATAGTTTGCTTCACCATCAAACTCAACATTTTCGGCAAGAGCAGCAAGTTTGTCTTTCTGAGAAAGTGCAAGACCCTCAGCGACATCTGCAAGGATTACATCAGCAACCGACTCTGCTAACCTTTTATTTAGAGCAACATTTTTTTCAATTTGCTCGTTGAGTTTTGTTTCCATTTCATCAAGTTTATCTACCATACTCTCGATAACATCATATCTATCTTCAGGGATTGTTACATAATGATCTTCAAAAAGACTCTTCATTCCTGTAAGGAACGATTCAGTCATTTCAGTCTTAAGTCCGTGCTCAACTGCAAGTGCATTCTCTTGAATCCACTCATCAGCAACATACTCAAGGTATGAATCAACACGATCTGTGAGTTCTTTTTTAATAAACTCAACCTCTTCAATCAAAGCACTTTCATAAGTTTGCTGAAGTTCTTCTTTAATTTGAGAAACTTTTAGTTTGATTGCTGTTTCGAAAATGGTGCGTGCTTTTTCCTGGAATTCTTCAGAAAGTTCTTCACCTGCAATAAGAGCGTTGATATCTTCTTCAATATCAAACTCTTCTTCCTCTTCTTTCTCAGTGTTTTCGGCAACTACCTCATCTTCTTCAGTTTCTTCAACTTCTTCTTCATCAACTTCTTCAGTTTCTTCAACTTCTTCTTCATCAACAAGATCTTCCTCCTCTTCAGTTTCTTCCTTTGTCATAGTTTTAGCAGGTTCAGCAGGAGATGCTTTTGCATTAACTACATCTTTTACTTGAGCAAGAGTTGCGCCAGGAGTTTTAAGTGCAGCTGAATCGTCATCGGGACGATAATTTTCAGGAGTAGGACCGCCGAGGTCTTCAACTGGAGTACCAGATGAAATCATTGGCTCAGCAGGTGCAGCCCCTTTGGTTACTACGTTTTCCATTTCTTGTAAATTGCTACCAACGGACATTTGTTTTGATTTTGTTATAATCTATATTTATTTATAATTTAAAGATTTGAAAGA